GCCTAAAATTAATGCAACAGCACCATTATTACCAGAATCCGAAGCAGATTCCAAATCAGTTCTCAGAAGTTTTTGAATAATCCAAGTTGATGCTATTCCACCACCAAACATGAGAATCCAAGGAGTAAACGTAATAAATGCCCAACCAGCAGCAACAAGACCTACAAGGGCAATACTACCAGACGTACTACCTCCAGAAGATGAAGTAAATCCAGAAGAAGAATCTGAAGATACTTGCCTCAGATTATAAATTTGTTGAACATCACCATGCTTTGCATAGATTTGTTCTTTAGCACCAGAGAAAGTTGCCGCTTCAACTTCTGTCGAAATTTTGCCAACTTGAGAGTTGACAAATACATCAGCTTTCCAAGTAGTCATCACTTATTACCGAAACGGTTTTTCCAGAGGTCGTAAGAACGATTTTTCATTTGTTCTAGCAGATGATAACGCTGGCGAATTTCCGAATCCTCTTCCAATTCATAAACAAAAGGAATAGCAAGATCCATAGCATCGGATGCATGGCAAAGAATGGAATTTAGAAGGTCATGCTCTTCATAAGTAAACTCCATTGTGACCGATTGTTGGTCACAATAATTTTTCTCGGTCAATTCTTCATCAGTATTGACGCTCTCAGCAAATTCAGCAAAGTTTGGAAGAGAAATCATTGGTGTGCTTGGTTTACTCATGTAATATACGCCATAAAAAATGCCCCGTCAAGGGGCAGTGGACAGTTACTGAGGTGTCACATCATTCAAATAATACCCTCTCCAATCAGCATGTAATATACACTTATCAATTTCATACACTCTTCTTTTATTAGGAGAATTTCTATTGAGTGGTTTATAAACTAAACCACTCTCTTTATCAACAAAACAGTGAATTTTTGAATCAGATTCATCTGTAAATTGATAAACTTTATAATATTTTTTTGTTTCCTCAATAAAAAAAGAACCCAAATCAAGGTAATTATCAAGTTCTTTTAATTTGAACTTGTTACTTCTTACATCAATATTATCTCTAATTAATTTCTTAGCAATAGAAGAAACTTCATTAAAATAATTTTTAGTCAATTTTAAACATAAGAACCCTGTTTTTAACAAAATAGATTTTTCATCACTAGTTTGAGTGAAAAGATTTGTATCCATTTATTTTATGATACCTTTATTAATTATGTATCACATTGGGCAATTGTCACCTTTACCTTCCAAAGTTTTAACAAATAATTCAGTAAACCTTTCCATTTTTTCATAATGGACTTGAGATGGATCGTAATTAATTGCGTCTTTAAGAGCAACCAATTCGTTCCACTCTTCTTGTGTTAATTCCATTTGTTTTTGTGCAACTGTGTTGATTTTAACACATTCCATGATTATCTATGGAATTTTTAATAGTCTCTTAATTATTGATGTTACAAATCTTATTATTCACCAAAAGGTCCCCACGTCCCCTTATCTCCTTTTAGTCTACTCTCAAGTTTATCCATTAATTCATCAGTTTTAATAAGGGCATCAAGGTCAGCAATCATACAGGCAATATGCTTACCAACAAAGGGTTTTTCTTGTCTTGCTGCAAAAGCAAGGGCATTTCTAAGGGAAGACTCTGCTTCTCTTAAAGATTCTTCAACAGATTTTGATAGTGCCATTGGTTAATATAAAGTTAATTTAATAATAGATTAATATTTTTATTCTGTCAATGTTCGGTTAAACGAACCAAGTCACAATAGAATATCTGGATCCAGATTTAACTTCCATAATTTCATGAGGATACATAAAATTCGATGGAAATACAATTGCAGACCCTTTTGGTGCTTTAATGATTAATTCTCTATCAAAGAATGCAAATTCTCCACCTTCATAATCATCATTCAAATTAAAAGAACAGGACACTGTTCTAGGTGTAGTTTTATGAGAATCTGTATGAATAGAATAATATCCTCCCATATCATATCTCAAGAGATCATATCCACTATCAGAAATTAATTGGCAGTGTGGAAATTCTTCAACATATTTTTTAAGGGTATTACCAGAATGTTCAAATAATAAGGTATCGATTTTCTTTCTGGTTTCTAAATTTTTGTTGATAACATTTGCCATCGACAATCCAATAGTATCACAATTGCGAACGAATTTATTTACTTCTCCGTTTCCTGTTCTACTTGGATTCCAATCTTCACAATTTTTATACTCTTCTAAAATCAAATCACAAACATAATCTGGAATTGCAGAGTAATATATTTTAATGTATTCATCCAATGGATTTTTACTCTTATAATTTTCAGTTTTTATCATCACTTCTGGACTTTTTTTAATCTCATTGAAGTTGCAAAATTTTCTATTCTCTTTATCAAAATACAAGGCAACATTAGGTCCTCTACTTCTTACATAATGTAAAAATACTTGAGTGCAATAATTTCCTTTTAATTCTTCTCTCCAATGAGGTATATCTATGCCCAAGTAAAGAAGACCATCCCCTGGATTTAAAATGATTCTTTTTTGCTTTTTATCTGGTGTCATGACCCAAATAGGCCAAGATACATCAGAATCTAAATTGATAGTTATTGATATTTCACATTCTTTTCTGTCAGTATGCGATGGTAAAGTGCTTCCTTTTTCATATACTCTAGCATAACTATAAGTTGGTAAAACAGTTTCGCCAATAATAGATGATACTTCAGGAGTTTTTTCACAAAGTAATTCTAAAAAAGAAATATAGTCATATTGAGATTTTGAAGTCGGAACTTGCTCATCTCCATCTATATTATTTTCTTTACATACTTGTGCAAATTCTTTGGATAAATTTTTTGCACGTTCCGAACATATAAAATTTGGTATTATAATATATCCGTTTTCAACTAAAGATTGATTCATAATAAAAGTAGTTTATTAATTGTCTGGAATTTCTGCAGCGTCTACTTGTTGTTCTTGTTCAATAAGTTCTTCAATTTCATTTACAATTGGGGTGTCTTCGTCTTCAAAAAGCATTTCTAAGTTAAATTCATCTTCCAGAAGACTTAAATCAAAGTTTTTAAAGTCTTGAATATCTGAAGACTCTTCAATTTCAGTTTCTTCACCATCTTCTTCACTATCATCCTCTGTTGGGTCGAAGCTATCATCAAATAGAGATGGATCAATATTACTATCAAAAATAGTCATGCTGTCATAACTTTTTTCTTTAGATTCATCCTCAATTGCATTTTCTGCATAATAAAGATTAAGTTGATTCTCTTGAACTTTATTATAGATTTGTTCTACTTGTAGTTCGAATTCTTCTTTAACTCCTTCCAAATGCTTATCTTGTTCCTTTAGCATTTGTTCCAATTCAAATTCATGATTCTTTTGCATCACATCTAATTGAAGTTCAAGTTCCTTCATGGCATCTTCCCATGTCATCAATTTTTCTTTTTCAATTTCTGCAAGAATCTCTTGTTCCTTCATCCACTTCTGATATCCTTCAGTGAACAAATCTACATATTTTTTAATTTCTGATTTATTTGTAATTTCTTTATTTGGAATTGGTGTAGTATATTCTAATTCCCCCTTATCTCCATTCCACTGAATTGCGTGAATATCAGTTTCCTCAAAAGGCCAGTTTTCAGCAAAATACATTCCTTTGCCATCAACACTGATAAATTTGTCAGGGTAAATAACAGTTACTCTCATTGATCTGTTACCTCTTTTACATCTGTTGGTAGAATTTTATTTGTGTTTTCATCCATAGTTGCTTGAAGCATTTGTGCTGCAGCAGATAAAACATTAATGTTGGTTTGATTTGCTTTAACCATTTCATTTCTAAATGATTCAACAGCAGCACCTGTAGACCTTTGTTGCTGAGAATTTTCAATTAACATCATAGGAAGCCAAGTAATAGCACACGACCATTCATCAACTTCTTGCCCTGTATTAGGATTTACGCCTCTAACTTGAGTATACCAAGAACATTTCAATCCAATACAATCTTTTTTAAGAAGAGGACAATATTTTCCATTCTCAATTTTCATAATTAATACACGGGATTTTAATAATTAGTATAACATATTTATGATAATGTGCAAATAATCACATCAACATATTGCACACTAAGATCTGTAGTGCTAGTAATATTAGCATTTAAGTTTAGTGTACCAGACCAAGGATGTGTATGAGAACCTCCACCAGTAGATTCTAGCATACCACTAGTCGCAACACTACCAAAAACAGTTCTAGAACCAGCATTACTGAATGGAGTTGCAGAAGAACCTCCATTTGAACCCATAGTTCCTTCATGAGTGTGATTTGGAAGTTGTCCTAATGAAAGAGTAGTATTACCAACAGTACCACTTGCGGGATAAGAACCAGCAAATGGGAAAGATACTTCAGTTCCTGTAGATATAAAGGCATTAGATGCTGAAATTGTTCCACCAGAAACTCCACCACTTCCACTAACAACTCTTAACATTTTATTATTTTGAGTTGTATCTTTTACCCAACCAGTTGGTGCTTCTGCTTGATATAATACCTTTTTAGTCCCCGCAGGATACATCCAATAAAAAGATTCAATTATATTGGTGAAATCAGTTAAACTAAATCTTATCCCGCCACTAGTTAAAGATGCCATATTAATCGAAGCTGCAGATAATTACATCTATATATTGGACTCTTAAATCCAAAGATCCAGTTGCAGTTGAAGTAATCCCAACACTTCCCGTAAAGGGGTGGTTGTGTGCTCCTCCTGTTCCTGTAGGACTTACTACTCCACCAGTAGCATTAGTTCCTGGAGTTCTAAATGAAGCACCACCAGATGCTGCAGAACTAGTGCCACCAGTTAAGCTATCGTGAGTATGATTTGGAATTTGCGAAACAGAAAGAGTTGTATTACCAACTGTTCCAGCAATTCCAGCACTAACACTAATTGGAATACTGAGATTTTTTAAATTAGAAGGGAATGCAGAAGTAAATGTTATTCCTCCTGCACCAGATACTCCACCATATCCAAATCCGCCACCAGTCCCACTAACAACTCTAAGTGCCTTATCATTATGTGTTGTTACTTTAGTCCACCCAGTAGGTGCCGAAGCTTGATAAAAAATTGCTACTGATGATTGTGCTATAACATCATATCTTGAATTTAATGACGTACTATCATTAAATAGAATACCAGTTGCGGTTAATACTGCCATTTTATAACGATATTATTTTCTTTTATTTACTTATTTATTGTAATTTTAATTCTCCTTTATCCAGAATCCATCTACAGTCATTTCCCACCCATCAGCAATCATATCCTGATAAGTTTTTGGTGCATCTTCTTTTACTTTTTTTATTGTAAAAGTCTTGTCGCCATTATCAACCCAAAATACTTGGTCACCTTCTTTTAAATTTGCAGCATGTAAAAGATCTTCTGGAAAAGAGATAAAATAATCACCAGATTCTGGATCATATTGTACAGGTAAAGACCATTTGATTACTTTATCGCTCATTATTTTTAAGTTGATTTAAATAATTTTCAATCTGCTCTGTTAAAATTTCTGTCAATTCCTCTTCTGTTTTTGTACTTAACCAAGAGTATGCTGGGTCATCTGAGTCCCATTCAACGGTAAAACTACCATCTTTTTCTTCAGTTACTCTTAAACTATCTTTTTTATTTGTCATCTTCTTCCCAATTAGATTTTTCTTTTTTACGAAGTTTTTTAAGTTCTTTCAACATCTCTTTGATTTCCTGATATGCAATTTCAGGACTCATTTTATCTCCAATTTCAAGTCCAACTATCAGTTGAACTTTATCTCCAAAACGAGCAAGTGCTCTTTCGAATTCTGTTAAAGACTCGTACATTAAGTGTCTCCCAAACTAAAGTTCTTTAAATCTAACACTGTAGGATTAATTTTGTCAATTTGTGCTTGTAGTCTGTTCTCCATCTCATACATTGCATTTGACATACAAACATTTTCTCTTTCAAGATATCTTATTCTAGAATGAAGGTTTGCAATTTCATCTGCGAGAGAAATTCTTTCATTCTTCCTATCTACCAAATTTATATTATAAGTTTTTAAGTCATAATCTTTTAAAAAACGATCAAAAAATTTATTGAATATATTTTTAATCATTATTTTATCCCTATCTCTTTTAAATATGCATGATATCTTAAAAAACTTCCCATTCTACAAGGAACTCCCAAACTAAGACAACATTCTTGATAAGATAAAAATTCATACCAGTGAGTTGTTGGGTCTAATATGTGATAGTTCATAATAGTGATAAATTTACATTTATAAGTTCTGCAAATTCTTTATTTGATTCTATACCACAATGCCTTAAGTCTCTTGCATAATCGTCTTTTGGTTGATAAAAGTCGCAATTTAAAATTTTTGCTGTCGTATCAAAAAGACTAAATTCATAATATTTACATTTATCCTTCCAAAGATTACGAACTATTTTAACATTCATCATGTTAAAAGGAACCAGATGCTCAGCAGGTTTTACTTTTACGCTGTCTGTAGGTATTTTATTATCAAAATAAAGTGGGTGATATACAAGATACCTCATTAATGAAGTCCATCCATATACAACAGCTGCAGGTGGTCCATAACGATCATTTAAAATCATGGAATTATGCAGTGCCAATTGAATAGATGACCCACCTACACCCATGTTAATAACGGGAATACCAGTTATCTCCTCTAAAAAAGAAGAAATAGTATGTTTATCATCAACTCCAGTTCCAAATACATACGAGCACCCAAACATAACGATAGAATTTTTCCAATCTAATTCATCAAATTCCTTAGTTCTATATCCTTCAGAATTTAAAGTATATTTTACTTTATTATGCCGATAATACCAATCTTCAGGTTGTGTTTGTAAATGTTCATAATATTTTTCTTGGTTATCTGTTCCAGAATAATCCCAAGTTCCCTTTAGAGTTAACCTATTAGCAGGTATATATCCATTTTCATTATAAACTGTATGATTTGCAAGGGGTAAAAATTGATTATTTCTAATTGATTTAATAATATTTCTATTATTAAATTTTAAGTTAAATCGGTTTATCATTTATATATGAAGTTATCTTCTTTTTTAATTTTTTTCTCTAATCTTTTTAGTTTTATTTTTTCAATATATTCACTAATATGTATAATAATCTTTTGAAT